ATAAACAATAGATTTAGAAGCATTTTAAACAGTTATGATTAACCCCTTATAAATTATAAATATTAGAAAATTATTAATTTTTATTTCAAAAAGTCCTCCAGATTTTTTTCAAAAACACACACAAAAGGTCTGTTTTAAGCTCACAAACCTTGGTAGCTATATTAATCTTTTGTCTTTTGAGTGCTCTTTAGGTGGCAGATATACTTTCTATAGTTTGCTCGCAAATATAATTATATATAATAACTTTTATTCTTTATAAAAATATATAAATAAATAATATATATTAATATTTATATGGATAATCTAGAAAAATATATATGTAATTTATGTAATTATAATACACATAAAAAAAGTAATTTTGTAAGACATTGTACAAATAATAAGATACATAATATTAAAGCTGAAATAAATAAATTATGTATTATTTGTAACAAAACATTTGATACAGATAATATTTATCGTAAACATATGTTAAATGTTCATAAAAATAAAAACAGTGATAATAATACAATAAAAACAATACAAAAAGCAGAAAATAATATTATACATAAACAAGAAGAAATTAAAGAAAAACAAGAAGAAATTAAAGAAAAACAAGAAGAAATTAAAGTAAAACAAGAAGAAATAAAAGAAGAAATAAAAGAAGAAATAAAAGAAGTAAAACAAGTTGTAAATAAAGCCATATCAAAAGCATCATCTTTAATAAGATATCTAATGGAAAATCATCCAAATATGCCACCATTAAAAAAAATAAATCATGAAGATTGTTTAAATAGATTAAAGATCGATTTTAAATGTCCAACAAATATCAAAGATAAATATAATTTACAAAGAAAATTAATAGATGAATATAAATATGGTACATTTATAGAGAATTTGTCACAATCGATTATAAATTTAATTAAAAATAAAGATGAAAAATGGCAAACAGTATTTAATACAGATTCGTCTAGACAAAATTATGTAGTTAAAATAAATAATGATGATTGGAATGAGGATATTGCTGGAAAAAGATTCAGTAATTTTATAATAAAACCATTATTAAAATCAATTGGTAATTTGTTAAGCGAACATAGACAAAATTATGTAGAAAAAGATAAAGGAAAAAAAATGAGTTTTGATGTATATTTAGAATATATGAAAACATCTTTATCATTTGAAAGTGATATAATTAATGGTAAATTATTGAAACCAATCTTAAAAGAAGTATCACCATTTTTAAGATTAATAACTGATGAATTAGAAAGTTTAGAAAAATTTAATGAAATAGAAAAATTTCAAAAAGATTTATTAAATATTGTTAAACCATATGGTGATAATAATTCTGATGATAATAATTCAGATGATGAATCTAATGATGATTTAGATGATGAATAAATTTTATATTACAGACATTCTAAAAGTTTTATAAATAAATTTATCTTTATTAATTTTTTTAATTATATTAAAAATATAATCAATTAATTTAACATACAATTTATTTTTGATTTTATCTTCTAAAAACTCTTTATAAGTATGTATTTTATTAATATCATCACAAATAATATTAAATTCATTTATTAAATTCATAAAATCGTTAATGTTATAAAATAATATCATTTTTAATACAATATAAGATAAGCCTGATGTATTCTGCAAAATATTTATTCTAAATAAATCATTTCCACATTTTCCATTAAAGAAATCAATATATTTTGCTGTTTGAAATAATAAAAATTTTATTTCAATAATATATATTTGTTGTAGATCTATTTTAAAATTATATAAATTGTTTAATTTATAATGTTTCCAACACATATTAATAATAGAGGCAATAGTCTCATTATAAGATTCACTAATATGATTAATTCCTTTGATATTAAAATTATTATTAATTTCTTTAATATCATTATTTGTGAATATATTATGATCAATACCAATATAATGACATAATTCATGAATTAATACTTTTTCATATTCTTCTTTTCTCCACAATGTTACAAATATTTCTATCATGGATGAACCAGAATTCATATTCATAGGTGTAATCATATTTCCAAATAAATATTTTTTTTGATTTCCTAAAAACATTATTACATTATATTTTTTAACATTAGATATTTTATATTTTTCATTAATATTTTTAATAATATATATAATAAAAATTATGTTATTAATATATTCATCAATATTATCAATATTATAATAATAAATAGATAAACTATAATCATCATTATCTATAAAAATATGTTGTAAATCATTGCTTTCTAATTCATATAATATATCAATAGATACAAAATTATTATCGTAAAATATTTTTTTTATTTCTATTCTATCATCATCTTCTTCATATATTTTTTTATATATTTTTTTCATATCGTCATCAAATAAATATTGTTTAATATCGTTAGAATTTAATTGTTCAAGAGTATAATATTTAATAAAATCTGATAAAGATTGTATTTCATTTGGAAAACATTTAGAATATAAATTATATAATAATGGTAATTTATCATTATTTACTTTTTTAATAAATTTAATATCATATCTTGGTATTTTTATTGTTTTTATTGTTTTAATGATGTTATTAATATTTAAAATAAATGGATTATTTATATTTAAAAATGGTAAATCAATATTAATTATATTTATAAATTCAATTATTTTTTTTGAATATTTATCCATATATTAATAATAATATAAAATATATCTTTTTATGAATAATATAAAAATGTGTTATTCATATTATATTTAAATATAATTATATTAATATGAATCAGAATAGAAATAACTTAGTAAATAGATTTAATCAATATGCGAATAATAATACACCTTTTTCTAAAAATCCTCTATTAAATAATAATCCAAATTTAAATATGAGAGATTCATCTTTTTATAATAAAATGAATATGGCAAAATTAGAACAAATTAAAAGAGCGCGTAACATAGATGAAATGGGAATAGATAAAAAACAATTATCAGATTTAATTATTTGTCCAATTGCTATAAATAAAACTACAAAAGATGAATTAACAGAAGCATATAATGAAATAGTACCACATTATGATTCAAAAATAAATAAATTAGTAAAAGATTGGTGGGATACTCGTACAAATCAGCCTTATAAGAATGTTATTAAAAAAGAATTATTTAATAAAGATTTTAAAAAATATTATCGTGATGATATTTTTAATACAAATGTAAAAGAAAAGAAAGATTTATTAGTACATAAAGTTACATCTGAAGATTGGGATAAAATTTTATTAGAAGCAGAATTTGAATTATTATCAAATATATTAGAAAAACATGATAAAGAATTAAAAGTTATATATTCTGCATCAAAAGAAAATCAATATAAAAAAGAATTTCAATATGTTCAAAATTATAAATATAGATTAGAATATAATCCTAAAAACTCAGAAGAATTAAAAGAATTTTATAAAAAAGAACAAAAGAAAATAAATAAAGAAAAGAAAATGATTGATGATGTAATTAATACATTAATAGAGAATGATGAATTATCAAAAGAAGAAATAGATAAATTAAATGAAGAATTAAAAACAACAAATAAAAAGTCTATGAAAATAGATAAAATGGAAGATGAATTAAGACGTGAATTAGGAGATGATTATGATGATATTATGGAAAATATAGATACAAGTGAACTTGATAAAAAATCAAAACATTCAAAGAAATCAAAGCATTCAAGAAAATCAAACACACATAAATCACGAAAATATAGTTCAGGATCTGAATCTGAATCTGACTCTGAACCAGAAGAAACAAAAAAACTACAAAAATCTATTAAAATAACAACACATAAAATAACAACACAAAATAATAATAGAGAAAATGATGATAAAATATTTGAAAAACCCAAAAAAAAAATTACTGTTAAAACTATAACAAAACAAGAGTCAAATTCTGATTCAGAACCAGAAAAACCTATTGATATTAAAGATAAATATAGAAATAGAAAATAATAATATTTGTAAAAAGTAATGTGTTAATATTTAATAAATAAAAAATTTATTAAATATATGGATAAAGAACAAGATATAATGTGTAATGATATAGATATAGATTTTGATATTAATATAATTGATATGGTAAAAAATAAAAATAATACAATACAAAAATCAAAAGATAACGAAGATGAAGATTTAAATGATTATATAATAGGTATAGATTTAGGCACTACAAATTCATGTTGTGCAGTATTTAAAAATAATGAAATAATAATAATACCTGATGAACAAAATCATAAATATATACCATCATATGTAGGTTTTACCAATATAAATAAATATGTTGGTTATGATGCAAAAAATCAAAGTATAATAAATTCAGATAATGTATATTATGAAGTAAAAAGATTAATTGGATTAAAACACTCAGATGAAATGGTACAAAAAGAGAAACAATTTTTATCGTATAAATTTATAGGAGATGAAAACGATAATATAAGATTATTATCAACATTAGGATATACTGGAATAAAAACATTCTCACCAGAAGAAATTTCTGCAAATGTTTTAATAAAAATGAAACAAATGGCATCAAACTATTTAAAAAAACAAATTAAGAAAGCTGTTATAACAATACCTGCACGTTTTACCGATGCACAAAGACAAGCAACATATGATGCAGCATCTATAGCAGGATTAGATGTAGTTAGAATGATTCACGAACCAACTGCTGCATCAATTGCATATGGATTAGCACATAGAAAATTAGAAAGAGATGAATCATTAAATGTTATAGTTTATGATTTTGGCGGGGGTACATTAGATGTATCGATAGTAGAGATAACATGTGATGAATTTGGACAGAATATATTTACGGTATTAGGATCGGCTGGAAATACACATTTAGGAGGTGCAGATTTTGATAATAAATTAGTAGGTTTTTGTATAAATAAGTTTAAACAAAAAAATAAAGTAGAATCAATTTCAGATATAGAATCATTATCAATACAAAAATTAAAACAACAATGTGAAAATGCAAAAAAAATATTGTCTACAAAAACAAAAACAACAATATGTGTGGAAAAATTTTATAATGATATTGATTTATTATTTCAATTAACAAGATCAGATTTAGAAATAATATGTGCTGATTTATTATTAATATGTCTAAAACCAATAGATGATGTATTGGATGCAACTGATTTACAGATAGATGATATAGATGAAATAATATTAGTTGGAGGAATGACAAGAATGCCTTCAATAATTAATAGAATTGAAATGAAGTTTAAGAAAAAACCATGCTTATCATTAAATCCAGATGAAGCAATCGCGATTGGTGCAGGATATCAAGGTGCAATATTATCTGGAACATTAAATCCATTTACAGAAAATGTAACTTTACTAGATATTATACCATTATCAATGGGTGTAGAAACAGTTGGCGGTGTAATGGATATTTTAATAGAAAGAAATACAATCATTCCATATTCTATGACACAACAATATACAACAGATAGTGACTATGAAAAATCAGTTCTGATAAAAATATATGAAGGTGAGCGTTCATTGACAATAGATAATATATTTGTTGGAGAATTTGAATTAACTGGATTAGAACCTGAACCAAGAGGTATACCAAAAATTGATGTGACATTTGCAATAGATGCAAATGGTATAGTAACAGTAACAGCAATCGATACAAAATCTAATGAAAAATCATCAATTATAGTAAATTCAAATAAAGGTAGATTATCTAAACAAGAGATTATAAAATTAATAGAGGAAGCAAAAGAATTAGAAATAAGAGATGAAATTGAAAGACGAAAAAAAATGATGCATTACGAATGTGATGATATATGTAATAATATATTAAATAATTTAAAAAGTTCCCATTATAAATTATCAGAATCAAATAAAGAATTAATTAAAAATGATATAATTTTAGTATTAGATTGGTTAAAACAGAAAAAATATTATGATAGAAGTGATGAAGAATTAGAAAATACATTGGAGAATTTGAAGAGAAGATATGGAACATTAATAGTTAGAGGTGTTCTTGAAAAAGATGCACATGTACAATCATTAGATATAAATAATAATGGAACAGATATTTATGCTAATGATCAAGACGATAATGATATTAACGATGAGAATAAGATTATAAATATAATAGAAGGAGAAAATAATGAAAATTTAACTGATGAAGAAAAAGCAGAATTAAAAGTTTTAAGAAAGGAATTATTTGATTTATGCTATTCAATATTTGATATTATAAATAATGATGGATTTAAAATAGATAAAAATCATAAGAATGAGTTAAAAGATTTTATCGATGATACATTATTATGGGCACATGTACATGAAAAACCTACAAAGATAGATTACAAACAAAAAATAGATGAAGTTAATGATGCATGTGATAAAATATTAAATGAATATAAAGATAAAAATATTTTTGAAGAAAATGAACTTACAAAAAATCCAAAAGATGAATTAGAAAATATGTCTTTGGCCTTAAAATTATTAGTTAATGAACATAAAACAATGTTAAAAAATACAGATATAACATCATTAAATACATATTTAGAGGATATTTTTAAAATAATATATAACAATGATACAAAATATGATGATGAATTTTATAATGTTAAAATTGATGAGGTAAATAAATTTTGTGAAGAGTTATATCAAAAAATAAATAAAATGGATTTATCTGTAAATGTTTTAAATACATCAAATATTATACTAACAAACAATATTGATGATACAAATGGTACAAATATAGAAGATTTATTAAGAATACGACAAGAAGAAGAAATAGAAAAATTATTACTTAGTTAACAAATTATTACTTAGTTAACAAATTATTAGAATTTTTTTTTACTTATTTCGATAAATAATTTGTTAACTTCTGATTGGAGATTTTCTAAGAATTCTATATGATTAATATATAAATTTTGTTTTTCTTGTAATTCATTATATATTTCTTTTATTATATCACATGAATTTGTAATTTCATTGTATTTTTGTATATTAATATTAACAATTTTCTGTAATTCACCAGTAAAATTTTCAGATTCAGATTTAGGATTTAAAATATTATATATATCACTATCCATATATTTATATATTTATATATAATATAAATTTTTAAATTAATTTATTAACAAATTATTCAGATATAGTTGATTTTTCGGATGTTAATATAATAGAACCAGCATCATATGTTCTTATAACAGATTTAGTTTTATCACTAATTAATTGTTCGGATTTTATTGTTAGATCTTTATGATTAACTGATGTATCTGGAATACCAAATGGGTTAGATAGATTTGATAAAGTTGGTATACTTTTAAAACTTATCGAATAAACATTATCATCGTTATCATCGTTATCATCGTTATAATTTTCATCATGTGTATCGATATTTGATTTTATATCAGATGTATCACTTTGTATTTTTTTTAAACATTTAGAAGATTTTGGCGTGTCATATGCATTTGTTATAGTATTAGATGTTTTAGTTAATGTATTATCTGATAAATTATCTGATAAATTATCATTTTCTTTCTTTTGTGTTTTTTTATCAGATTTATTAGTATATTCATTAATTATAAAATCAATATTAATATTTTGTGTATCGATAGTATTTTTTAGTAAATCTAATTTAGAATCAATATTAGATTGTATTCTAATTATTTTATTAATATCATTTTGAATTGATTGATATTGTAATTTTTTAATTTCTAATTCTTCACGAGTCATATTTGATAATTTGTATACAGTACCAATACTGTATCGTAATAATACATCTCTTTTTTGTTTATCAATGTCTGGTTGATCTAATAACATATTAGATATTTTAAGTATTCGTAATAATAAATTATAAATAAATTTATTGTTAGTAATTTTAATTACTTCAATGATATCTTTTGGTAAATCAATCATTTTTTCATATAATTCATTTTCTATCTTTATTATATCCGAATATAATTTTACAAGTAATTCTATATTACCGGTAAATTGAGAATCAGTGTGTGATAATAAATCATATGATTTAGTTTTATCTTTATCATTATCATATATATATTTTGAAATAATTACATCAGCTGAACCAATTACAACATCAATTAAAAACATATCCATATTTTTATTAATGTATTTAAATAATTGATATATGTTAAATGTACCAATTAATTGAGATTGTGCATTTTTAAATGTAAATTCGTGTCGTTCTTTATCATGTTCAACAATGATTGTATTTTGTGATACAGGATTTATTATATTAAAATTATTTACAACATTCTGTTGATTAGGTTGAATTGGTTGAGTTTGTTGAATTGGTTGAATTGGTTGATTCTGATTAATTATTTTTTGCTGTGTTGCAAGCATGTATATAATATAATATAATACTATTATATTATATAATTTTTAAATTATTATTTAGTTAACAATTATTATTTAGTTAACAAATTTATTTAGATTTAGATTTTTGTTTTTTTGTTTCTTTAACTGGTTCGGGAACTGGTTCAGGTGCTTTTTCTACAACTTTTTCAGTAACTTTATCAGTTTTATCAGTTTTTTTAGTTTTAGTTGATTTTGTAGATTCTTGTTTGGATGCTTCTTTTTTATCAGCTTTAACTTTGGGAACAACTTTTACTTCTGGTACTGCTACTTGAGCTTCTTCTTCTTCTTCAAAATTAACATTAAGAAGATCGCCACAATCAGAAAGTTGTGCTTTCTTTACACTGTTTTCATGTTTATAAGTAAGTGTTGCTTTAGTACCATCTTTCTTTGTGATTGGTACTTCAACAGGTTTATCAAGAAGAACACGTGAACCAGTGTAAGCATACATCTTCTTACGGCTATTACGAGTGCATTCTTTAATTAGGAAAAGAAGAGATTCGCCAATTTGGAGTTCATTCTTATCTACAATGCGAGAGCATGCTTTGCGAGCAGCTTGTTTTGGTTTCTTGCCACGATAACGACCAGCGCGTACTACAGAGCCATCTTTTGCTTTGTATACACAATGGAAATAACGTTCTTTGTCATCTTCAGCTTCTTCACCACCTTCAGATTTGGCAGATTTAGTAGATTTGGCAGATTTAGTTGATTTAGTAGATTTTTTAGTCTTTTCAGATTTAGTAGATTTTTTAGTCTTTTCAGATTTAGTTGATTTGTTGCTCTTTTCAGATTTAGAAGATTTATAAGATTTTTTGGTCTTTTCTGATTTTGGAGTTTCTGTTGTATTACCAGCTTCGGCAACTGGTGCTGCAACTGGTGCTGCAACTGGTGCAACTGGTGCTGCAACTGGTGCGACAACTGATGCAGATTGTTCAGTAGTTTGTTTTTTAGATTTTTTAGATTTAGTTTCCTCAACAACCGGTTGTACAGGTTCAGCTACTTTAGCTTCTTCAACTGGTTGAGATTTTTTGGTTGATTTTGAAGACTTTGATACTTTTGCAGATTCGGACATATTAATATACTATACTATAATAATTATTTTTTTAAAAAGAAACACACTAAAAATATATTTAAGGAAAAATAAAAAAATTGTTTTCTATATATTTTTATATTTTTAAAAAGTAAAAATATATTTTTCTATATATTTATAATAGTTACCGGATAAAAAATGCGTTAAAAATGTTATTTAAAAATTGGTAAAAAAAATAAAAATATAATAAAGTGATTTAATGTTTTTTTAAGTTATTATTTATATAATACATATATATAAATGGAATATGTAAATAATAAAGATATCATACTATATTTTTTAAAAAAAGATTATAAATTTTTATCAAATATCATAATTAATCTATCAAATCATATCAATAGATTATATGATAATTTTATTATCACAACTGATGAGAGAAAAAGAATAAATATAATGTTAAGTGATACTATTAATAAATTAAATGATTATTATAATCTAACATCAGGGAAATTATTTAATAATGATGATAATAATGATAATAATGATAATAATGATAATTTTAATAAACAATATAAAATTAGAAAAAATGAGATAAATTTTATATATGAAATTATAGAATCAATACGTGATACAGATACAGTAAATATATTTTATCCTGAAGTAGAATTAATAGATTTTAAAAATATATTAGATGATATAAAAAAAATTTCTGGATTAATAGGTTTAAATAATATAAATGATATATTACAGATTTATAATTTAAATATAGATTTTTTAAAAATAAACAATGTTTATAATAATAAATTTAATATTTTGAAAGAAATATTTGTACCAATATCTATTAATTATACATCAGATAAACGTATTGATAAAAAAAATAATATATTTGAATTTATACAGAATGATTTTGATGATAGATATTCATTAATGTTAGGAAATATATTTCAATTAAAAATAAGATTTTCTCAAACAAAAACAGTACTACATATTAATGGATATATTGATTTTGATTCGGTGAATGGTATAATTAGAACCAGTCAAATATGTAATGATTATTTATATAATATAAAAACAAATATAATAAACGAGATTGAAAAAATTAAAGATGTAGATGAAAATTTTAAACAATCATATATACGTAATTTATCTGTAGGTGAATTATTATTATTTGATCCAAATATTCGTAAGAAAAAGATAAACGATGACTATATAAAATTTCTAAAATATACAAATATGAATTTTAAATCAATTATGAATGATTTTATTCATTCTGATCTATATATAAAATATGAGATAATTAGATTTCTTTTATTGGGTTCATCTACATCAATAAATATTGCAGGATTATTATTTGGTATTACAAAAGATCATAAAGAATCAATTGATAACAATTCTAAACCAACATTAATATCAGATATAATTTATAAAAATCTTAAATTTATTAGTCAAAATAAACTAAAAAAATATGATACAATAATTAATTTAGAATTAGAAAAAATAAATTCAATAAATATTAATGATATTGATCTTAAAAAACAGATTTTAATAAATAAATCTATGCCAGATCACATTAAAAAAATTGCATTAAATAAATTAGAAGAAATAAATAAAGGATCATCTGAAAATTATAAACATATTGATTATGTAAAATCATTAATAGATTATCCATGGATTAGTAAAGATTATTCTGATATATTTAGTATTTTAAATAATAATATGGATGATGCAATAAATTTTATAAATCAATCGAGAAATAAGATGAATAATATAATTTTTGGTCATGATAAATGTAAAGATATAATAATAGAATTAATTGCAAAGTGGATTACAAATCCTAAAAGCATTGGTAAATGTATTGGTTTAATGGGTCCACCAGGTGTAGGTAAAACATTATTTGGCAAAGCATTAGGAGATATATTAAATATACCATTCGCTCAAATAAATGTTGGCGGTGTAGATGATGCATCAGTATTATCAGGACATTCATTTACATATAGTAATGCGCAACCAGGATTAATAGTAAGAAAAATGATACAAGCAGGAGCTCCAAGATGCATTGTATTTATTGATGAAGTTGATAAAACAGGTGCAAAATATGGAATTAATGAAATAATGAATGTATTAATTCATATAACAGATCCAAATACAAATGATAATTTTAATGATAAATTTTTTCAAGAAGTAACATTTCCATTAAGTAAAGTTCTATTTATATTCTCATATAATGATCAATCAAAAATAGATAAAATTTTATTAGATAGAATTGAACAAATAAATGTTGAAGCATATACAACATCAGAAAAAGTAAAAATATTTAAATCACATTTATTACATGAGATAACTTCGGATATAAATATACCATATGATTTGTGTAAATTTAATGATGAAATAATAGAATATCTAATAGAAACATATACTTCTGAATCAGGAGTACGTGGATTAAAAAGAAAGTTAGAAAAAATAATATTAAAATTAAACTTAGATAGGATTTACAAAAGAGGAATCTTTGAAAAACAAATAAATAATATTGTCATAACTACAGAAATAATAGATACAATATTAGAAAAATCAAATATAATAATAAAGAAAATCTTGCCAAAATCACATGTTGGTATAATAAATGGCTTATATGCTATCGATTCGGGATCAGGTGGTATATTACCAATTTTAATATACCGTAATTGTAATGGTACAAATAAATTTAAATTAAAATTAACTGGATCACAGAAATCAGTCATGCAAGAATCAATAGAATTTTCATTTACAATAGCGACAAATTTATTAAAACCAGAAGTTATAAATAAATTTATAAAAAATAATCCAGATGGATTGCATATACATACACCTGATGGTGCTACACCAAAAGATGGGCCAAGTGCTGGTTCTGCATTTACAACTGCATTCATATCAAAGATATTAAATATACCTATTAAGAATAATATTGCAATGACTGGAGAGATAGAAACGAATGGTATGATCACTGCAATTGGTGGATTAGATAGTAAATTAAATGGAGCTAAAAAAGCAGGTGTTGAATTAGTATTAGTACCAAAAGAAAATGAAAAAGATTATGAAAAAATAATAAAAAAGAATCCAAAATTAATAGATGATAAATTTAAAGTAATTATTGTAAATGATATTTACGATGTTGTTGAATATGCATTAATAGATTCAAATAATACCAAATTTAATGTATATGATAAGACATTTAAATGTAAAGATTATTTTTGCGTTTAAAAAATAATATAAAAAATATAAAATTGATTTAAGAAAATATTACTTATATTAAGGTTAATATGACCACAACAATTATTATCCCAACAGAATCCCCAAAAATTGATATTTATAATGATTATAACATTAATCATTATGATGAAATAAAGATAATGAATACACATGTTAATAATACAGATAATTTTACCGAATTTGGGGAATTTGCCGATCTAGATCTAGAAAATCTAGACAATTTAGACAATTTAGATTGTTCGGCATATTTTAACAATATATATAATAATTTAGTAAATACATCGGATATTAAATTTGATAAAAATAAATGTTCTAAATGTGAGTCTAGTGATTTTATCGAGGATTATACAAATGGTATAATTGTATGTAATTGTGGTACAGTAATTAATAATTTGTATGATACATCTCCGGATAATAAACCATATGATGATGAAACAAAACAAGAAAATAAAAGATTTAATAAAGTAACAAATGAATTATTGCCACAATCATCTATGGGTGCAAGATTACCAACAAATATTAAAGGTAGTTTACAAAAATTACAAAATTGGGGGGCAATGCCATATAGAGAAAGATCTCTATATAATGATTTTAAGATTATAAATGCATGTTGTGAAAAATTAAGTTTAAATAAAAATATACAACAATCTGCAAATATATTCTATGCATCAGCAAAATCATGTAAACATCCAGATGGTGAGAATGAAGGTAAACATATTATCACAAGAGGAAAAAATAATAGAGGTATTCAAGGTGGTTCAATATGGATATCATGTAAAAAACATAATATACCCGTATTATCAAAAGATATTTCTGAATTTTTTGGATTAACAATAAAAGAATTAAACAAAGGTATTAAATCATTAAAAAAATTATTAGAAATAAAAAATATGTCGGTTCAATTAAATGTAATTGGTTCAGAAGAATATGTAAGAAAATATTGTACGGAATTAAATGTTAAAACTGAATATATGAATCAAGCAATTCAGATTGCAAAGAACATTGATAAATTAAATGTTATAACCGAACATACACAATTTTCTATTGCTGCAACAAGTGTATTAATTATGGCCGAATTAAATTCTATTACTAATGTTACAAAGAAATCATTAAAAGATATGTTTGGTGTATCTAATGTTACAATAAGTAAGACTTATAAAAAATTAGATAAAATAAAACATATTTTATTAGATGATGAAAAAATTAATAAACTTGTAGAAAAAATTAAAAAATTAAATGCTACTCAAGAAATATCTTCTGAAATTAAAAAACGTATGGAACAATTTAATGTCGATTTAAATAAAAATGAAAAAGTATCAAATAAACAAATAGAAGATAAATATCAACAAAAATTAGAATCTGATTTAGAATCTGATTTAGAATCAAATAAATCAAATAAATCCGAATCATCTAATGAAACAATATATAAGATTAAAATTAATAATAATAAAAAGTTTGACACAAACGTTGTGCCTCAGAAAAAAAGTTATACTTTTCCTTCAGAAAAATCTAAAAAAATAACTAGGTTAACTAAAAAATAACGAGGTTAACTAAAAATAATTCATTTCCAATTTGGATCAGGTTTAGCAATAAAATCAGGAGTATAATTATAATTTATTGTTAATTCTGTATCTTTTTTTATATCTTGTATAGCATAAATATACCAACCATCATTTTTTTCTTTTATAATAGTATTTGCATTATTACTATGATTTATTTTTGTAGCTAAATGTGTTATATTTTTATTTTTTTTAATTACCATCATTATTTTTTGTCCTTTTTTATAATTAGTATTTACAAATACACCGACACCATGTATTTTAGATTTTGCGATATAAAAATTACTATCAAACAATAATAATAATCCAGCCAAACCAAAAATAGATAATATTATAATATTATTAGACATATATAATATAATTTACTATAATATAATTTTCTTCTTTCAAAAAAATTGATAATTAAATATATAATATACTTATATAAGTTAACTATACAAAAATTTATAAACTATAATAATAACAATGCTGACAAAGAAGTCATATTCAAAAAAGTTAATTTGGTCGACTGATATAGATATAACAAAGTTATTATTAGATGAATCTTATTCTGAATTATTTAATAAATTGTTTCTAGATAAAAGATTTTATATATTACAAAATAAATTAAAAAAATATCTTGAAAATAATAATCCAGAATTATTATATCCTAAACCAAATTATCTATTTAAAGCATTTAATATGTGTCCATTTGAGAATATAAAAGTTGTATTTATTGGTCAAGATCCATATTTTAATAATGATAAATATAATGAAAAAATATGTCCTCAAGCATATGGATTAAGTTTTTCAGTCCCGTTAGAAATGGAAATACCATCATCATTACAAAATATTTATAAAAATTTATTAAAATATGGTAATATAAAAAAAATTCCAAATCATGGTTGTCTAGATTACTGGGCATATCAAGGATGTTTAATGTTAAATACCGCATTAACAGTGATTGATGGTCAGAAAAATTGTCATTCAAATGAATGGAAATGGTTTACAGATAAAATAATAGAAGAAATTTCTAATAAATTAAATAATATTGTATTTGTATTATGGGGCGGAGAGGCATACAAAAAAATAGAATTAATTGATTTAGATAAACATAATGTTATAATATCATCTCATCCATCGGGTTTATCGTGTTATAAACCATTACAATCATATCCAGCATTTGCTGAATGTGACTGTTTTGGTAATATAAATAAATATTTAAAAGAAAATAATAAAGAAAAAATAATATGGGATTTAATATAAATTTTATTTATGTACTTGATATATAAACATAATTATTATTAAGATATTTATAATATACACCTTGATAACAAATATTATATATAATCAATTTATATTTTCCTTTTTTGTTTATATCTTCTGAATTCATTTCATAAAATGGATTATCAATAATTAATAGGATATAATTATATTTTTCACCAAAAATATGATGTTGTACACTTATTTTAAACACTAAACCCATAATATTTTCTAATTTATCTGGATTATATTCACCATAATAATATTCATCTTGAATATTAACCATATTATTATATTTTGATTTTTTTGTTTTATTTATCATTGTTACTTCTTTATCATTAGTTATATCACCATAAAAATATGGTTTACTATCACAGAAATCAAAAGTTGCTCTGATTTCTCCAGATTCATCAATAAAATTGATGATATTGTTACGTAATTCATCAGAAAGAGTCTGGTAAGTAGACATATTATATTTATTAAATATACTATAATATTAAATATAATATTATTATAATTTCAATTTTTTAAATTAAACAATTTTTTTATATGTATATAATATGAAAGATATACATATTATAATTATAATATTACTTATTATTGTAGTATTATTATTTTTATATAATAAACAAGAGAAATTAGATGCTACATTAAATTCTCCTCTTTCAAATGAAGCTATCCAAAATATTGCATCAATATACAATAATCAAAATTTACAAGTTACAAATTTAAAAGTAACAAATGATATTAGTGCAAATGGTAAAATTACTATTCCAAAATTATGTTCTCCAAATGGTACATACTGTTTATCAATGCAAAATGATGGTAATCTAGTAGTATATGATAAAGATTTAATACCAAAATTTGGTTCTATACAAGCACAACAAGCAATAGATAAATATAATAGTGGACAATTATGGAGTGCAGATGGAAAATATAAAGTTATAATGCAAAATGACGGTAATTTGGTATCATCTGACAAAGATAATAAGCTTGTATTTGATACTCAAAGTACTCTTGTAAATTTACGCAGTACTGCGTGTAATGCAAGAGGAAATGATTTATGGATGACAGGAGCTGCATACGTTGGTGGATATGCTTTTGCAAAATGTTAAAAAAAAAATACTTTATAATTTTCCCAAGCCATTTAAGTACACAACGCGCTAATATCTCATAATATATTCGCACGGGGTCGGAAAATTTATGATAATTTTCCCAAGCCATTTAAGTACACAATGCGCTAATAGCGCATGATATATTCGCACGGGGTCGGAAAATTTATGATAATTTTCCCAAGCCATTTAAGTACACAATGCGCTAATAGCGCATGATGTACTCACATGGCGTCCGTTGGAATCCATTAAAGTTTGATGCTGCTGCAGTAGTATAAGCTCCAGAATCTTCAATATAAACTGATTCACCAATAGCTAAATCGGGTAGTTTGCATGAATTAGAAATAGTATCCATTGAATCACAAGTCGGTCCATATACCGTACATTCATATACTTTACCGTCTCTCTCATTAAATGGTTTAATATGAGGTTTTGCGTGATCAAACATAATGCAATTAAAAGAACCATAAACGCCATCATTTAGTGTATATGCAAATATTGGTTCTTTCGTTTCTTTATCTATTTTTTTATTTTTTGCAATAACATTTAATACTAAAGTATGAGATGCTGATGCAAAATATCTCCCAGGTTCTGCAATAATTTGTAAATTATAATCTTCTGGAAAATCTTGTTCAGAAAAATATGTATCAATAGATTCATTAATAGTTTTTGATATATCTTCGAATCTTATTACAGCATCATCTGTTCCTGGAAATCCTCCACCAATATCTAAAATTTCAAGTTTATAACCATTATCTTTACCAATATCGAATACTTTTCGTGCTCTCTCGATTGCGGTTCTATAAGCTTCAACATTCTTGCATCCAGATCCCACATGAAAAGATACTCCTACGATATTTAAACCAATTGTTTTCGCAAGCTTCATTAGACCATCAACATCATCTATATCTGCACCAAATTTAGAATTAAATCTACATACTGAATGTGAATCGTCTACTTTTATTCTGATTACTAATTGTGCATTCGGATGATAATTCACAATTTTTAAAAGTTCATACATATTATCAAATGTCATTAAATCTACATCAACACCTCTAGCATAACGTAAATGTGAATCAGCTTTTGCAGGATTAGCAAAAATTATTCTTGATGCATCATTATTAGTAGCTTCTAATGCTAAAATAATTTCATTTTTACTAGCACAATCAAAATTTACACCAAGCATAGATAGAGTTTTTATAAGGAGTTGATCCGGATTACATTTTATAGCATAAAATGGTTTTATTCTGGGTAGAGATTCCATCCATTTTTTATATTGATTTATTACAACAGAAAGATCAACAATAAAAAATCCTGTATCCATATGTGATTTTTCAAGTGTTGTTTTTATGATATCAATAATAGATGTATCTTTTTCATATGCTGTAATATGTTGCTCATTGAAAAAATGAGTAAGCTCGGTAAAGTTATCAATGTTGGTAGTAGTAGTTTGTTCTTCCATTATTATATTATATTTATTTTATATAATATAAAAAAATAAGATACGCAATATATAAAGAAATCAATTTTTTATCAATGAATGTGCAATAAGGAAATGTTAACAACGATACTAAAAATTTATTTTCTTTATTTTTTATAAAATTATATGTATATAAATTATAATTATAATCTATATTTATTACAATAAA